TCATAGCTGAGTAGTAAGGAGTGAGCCTAATGACAGTATCGCTTGACGAAATGAAGGCCTTCCTGGGTGAGGATGGGGACTACAGTAATACTGTCATAGTAGATCTCATTTCCAGTGCCGAGGAAGACATAGAAATATCAACAGGGGTCGTATTAGAAACGACCCCTTATATAAACACAGTTAAAAAACTGGTTAAGCTTATGGTGTGGCTATCTTTTTATGCTGATAGAGACGCGGCCAAAAATACTGAATACCTGAAAAATGAAAGGACCCGTCTTATAAAGCAGTTACAGGCAGGTGTTATAGTTGCGGAGACATAAAATAGATATTTTGGAAGTAACTAGAACGAAAGATGCTGACGGATTTTCAATAGATACTTGGAATCCAATATCGTCCACTCCATTGTGGGCTAATGTAATAGACCAAGGCAGCAGAGAATTTTACGCATCTAACGCTGAAGTGAGGTCTCACATAATAAGGTGCAACATTGCTTATAGAAGCGATGTTACTGACAGTATGCGCATCCGGTGGAAAGGCAAAGATTACCAGATAATAAGAGCTTATAACGGTGATTATAGGCAAAATGGTATTGATCTTGATGGAGAATTGATTGAGGGGAGCGTGGACTAATGGCACGCTTTGACTTTGAACCGTCAGATGAGTTTGTCAGGACACTTGAAAAGCTCGAAAACTTTGATGAAGTAGCCGAACGGATGCTCAAAGAGACTGCACCAATACTTGTTAATTCCTTAAAAACCCAAATAGGACATTATAACTACTACTCACAGGATGGAGAACTTAAAGGCTCCATAACAGCCGGTAAGATAAGAGTTAATGAATACGGCTACTATGTACCGGTAGGTCCTGCCAGAAACAGTAAGGACAGCAAGGGTGTACGTAACGGTGCAAAGCTGGCATACCTGGAATATGGTACTAGCAAGATGGCACCACATCCGGTATTGGAAGCGGCGGCGATGGCAGTCGAGAATCAGATCATAGAGAAGATGCAACAGATATTTAACGAGGAGGCAGGAGCCGAATGAATGTAAACAGCTTAATAGAATCTACTTTGCATCCATTAGGTTATCCTGTAGCCTTTGGAAAGTATGAGGGTGAGACAAGCCCTTACATCGTGTTTAACTACGCAGATGACAGGGCTGTATCCTATGCTGACGATGCACCTCAGTTAGATGTTGCATCCATCCAGGTGCATCTATTTGCACCTAAGACATTTAATCACATGACAGTTAAGAGAAATATACGTGCCATGCTTCACTCTGCAGGGTTTAGTTATCCTGTAGTCAGTACATTTTACGAGGATGACACGAACTTATTCCATCTCGTATTTGAATGCGAGATATTCACTAATTCGGAAACGGAGGTAATATAAATGGCTAAAATTGGATTGAAGTATCCCGTTTATAAGTCCACATCGGGAGCTGGAACCATTGCAAAAGCAATTCAGGCAGACATAGCAATAACAACCAATGATGTCAAACTGTATGCTGACGATGCAATAGCAGAATCAGACGTAAGCTTTGCATCAGGCACACTCACTCTTGGTATTGATGAGCTCTCAGACGACATAATCGAGATACTGCTTGGACACGTCAAGGGCGATGTATCAGAAGAGCTTGTTGCAAACATCAATGACCTTAACCCTTATGTAGGGGTAGGTTTCTACGGGGTGAAGGTTGTCAACGGTACAAGAAAGTACAGGGCAATATACCTGCCTAAGATAAAATTTGCAGAGCCGGCAGACAATCTCGCAACAAAGGGCGAGACACTGGCATTCGGAACCGACTCACTTGTGGGTACAATCTTCCCAGATGACAACGGAGACTGGAAACAGGAAAAGACATTCGCTCTTGAGTCAGATGCAATAGCATATCTGCAGACAAAGGCTGGCATAGCTACATCTGCATCAACTGGACTCTCAGCACTCTCCATGACCGGTACTGGTGGCACACTGTCTCCTGCATTCGGAGCGGCCGTAAGATACTACACATTCGGCGGCGTGACAGGTGCATCTGTAACAGTGACAGCTACAGCAGCCAACCATACCATCAAGCTGTATGTGGATGGAGTCTACTCACAGGAACTTGCAAGTGGAGCGGCATCGGCAGCCATCACAATGGCAATCGGAACCAAGAAGCTTACTCTCGTAGCTTACGAGGCTGGCAAGTCTTCACAGACCACAGAAATAGTCGTAGTAAAGACTGCATAAGTTAACTAGAGGGTAGATGATTGTCTACCCTCTTTATTTATAACAGGAGGCAATATGATAGATAAATTGACTCACATAACCGCAGGTGAAAAGCAGTATCCTCTCGCATTTACGATGAATGTCATGGAAGAACTGCAGGAGCATTTCGGGTCACTTGATGCCTGGAGCAATGCAATACAGCCGGATGAAGGAGAGCCCAAATTCCGTGATGTTATACACACATTTCAAACATTTATCAATGAGGGCATAGACATAGAGAATGAAGATGCCGAAGAGAAGAGAGAATTCCTTACTCACAAACAGGTAGGCAGAATAATCTCAAACATCGGAATACAGGAAGCTGGAACTCTTATAAGGTCCTTAACATCATCCAGCACAAAGACAGGTAATGAACCAGACCCAAACGAGTAGACCAGGGAGAGACAAAGATAGACTTTCCCTGGATCTTATTTATAGGCATGAATAAGCTTGGATTCACCGAGAAGGAAATCGGACACATGACATACAGGAAATGGTATCTGTTATTCCAAGCATATAAGAGTAATTTTGACGATGAATTGATACTTACTGCATCAAGGAAAACATATGCAGAAGTAACAAAGCCCGTTTCAATAGACGATATTATCCCTCTCTAAGGAGGTGAGACAATGGCAAAGAATAAGTCAATAGGAACCGGTATAGCTCTGGACGGAGAGAAGGAGTTTCGGAATGCGATACGTAACATAAACAAGGATATGACAGTCCTTGGGTCCGAAATGAAGAAGGTCACGGAAGAGTTTAAGGATAACAAAGACTCAGTTGAAGCATTGACAGCTAAAGGCGAGGTGCTGGGTAAGAAGGCACAGGAACAGGCTGATAAGGTGGATGTGCTCAAAGAGGCCCTTAAGCAATCTGCAGAGCAATACGGTGAGAATGACAATAAGACAAAAGAGTGGCAGATACAGCTTAATAATGCAGAGGCTGACTTAATAAAGCTCAGTAAAGAAGTAGACAACAATAAAACCGCGCTTGAACAGGCAAAGAACCCTACTGAGGATCTAGGCAAGGAAATCAAACAAGTAGGCGATCATGCCGATGATGCAGGTCAGAAATCCCTTAAGATGGGAGACATCATCAAGGCCAATCTCATAAGCGAGGCTATCATAGGTGGAGTCAAGGCTCTTGGAGCGGCTTTTGTCAGCGTGGCCGGTGGTGTAAAAGATGCTCTGGACGGAACTCTTGAGTATGCCGGGCAGATAAGTGACACTGCTAAAAAGACCGGAATGAACACCGAGGAACTGCAGAAATACCAGTATGCAGCTAAGATGTCAGGATTGGAAACAGAAGCTCTTGAGGGAGCGATGAAGAAATCCCAGAAGTCATTTACCGATGCGGCCAGCGGCTCGAAGGAGCTCACTAAGACTTACAAGGAACTTGGTATAGATGTTAAGAAGCTAAGCGGTCCAGGTGAGGCATTTGATGCTACTATCATGGCTCTTGCTGACATGGAAGATAAGACAAAGAGAAATAGAATAGCCAATGACATATTTGGTAAATCTTATGCTGACCTTGCGCCATTACTCGATGAAGGTGGAGCTGGAATAGATGACCTAAAAGCAAAGGCTGTAGAGCTCGGACTCGTAATGAATGAAGATGCAGTAAACAGCGGAGAGGCTCTTGGAGATACACTGGACACCATCAAGGAACAGGGCAAGGGATTAGCTAACAGTTTTGTATCTATCCTGTTACCGGGGTTATCAGACCTTGCAACAAGCGGATCTGATTACATGGCTGAGTTTAGTCAGGCGATTGCCGGAGCTGATGGAGACATCGGAGAGATAGGTGAGGTAATCGGTAAGACACTGTCAGACCTGGTAACAAAGATAGTTGAAAAATTACCAGACATCATTGAAGGAGCTAAGAGCGTCATAGGGGCGTTTATGGATGGCATTATGGCTAATATGCCTGCAATCATCCAGACTGGCACAGGCATTGTCATGGACCTCATACAAGGGCTCATACAGGCGTTACCACAGATTATCCAGAGTGGCCTTGATGTGATAGTGTCACTTGCTAACGGTATAGCTGATAGTCTGCCGGAGCTCGTGCCAACCGTAGTTGATACTGTAATCTCAATTGTGGACACACTTATAGACAATGTGGATATGCTAATAGATGCAGCCATAGAGATAATCCTTGCACTGGCAGATGGACTTATAGAGGCACTGCCTAGGCTTATAGAAAAGGCTCCTGTAATAGTCCAAAAGCTGGTTGATGCCGTAATAAGGAATGGTCCGAAGCTGCTTACAGCTGCAGGTGAACTTGTTGGTAAATTGGCGATAGGTATTATTAATAGCCTGCCGGACTTAATAACATCCGGTAAGCAGATGGTTAACAGTGTCAGGGATGGAGTAATAGAGTTTGTCGGTAAAATGAAAACAGCCGGTGGAGACTTACTTGCAGGACTCTGGCAAGGACTTAAAGATAAGAAAGACTGGCTAATTGAGAAGGTTAAGGGCATTGGTAGTGCAATCCTCTCAACTGTGAAAAGCATATTCGGCATCCACAGTCCATCATCCGTGTTTAGAGATCAGGTAGGTAAGAACCTTGCATTAGGACTCGGAGAAGGTTTTGAAGATGCCATGAAGGGCGTTAGCGGTGACATGAGCGATGCGATACCAACAAGCTTTGACACTAGCCTTAATGTAGGCAAGAAGGGCAAGCTTGGAGCGATGCTTAGTGCAATAAATATAACAGGCAACAACTTTATAATTAACAACGATTTGGATATAGATTACGTAGCCAAGGAACTCGCATACAGGACACAGAGAGAGCTAGGAGGTGCAGGACTTGCCTATAGTAGTTGAGTTTAAGGACAAAGACAATACAGAGATGAGCCTGCACTGTATCTCATGTGGACGCAGACAGCGAGCGGAAGAACAGATAATAACAATGGATGTGCCTTATCGCAATGATGAGCAGATCGTACACACAGGGCGGTATAGCCCTTATTTAAGAAAAATGGAATTTGCATACCGGGATAAAGCTAAAACACCGGAAATAATGGCATGGCTTACGGGCATAGGAAAGCTGAGAACCTCACAGGATGTCGGAGGATACTTCAAAGCTCATGTAGTCAAAGGGTATGATGTCGAGAAATTTAGTAAAAATTACGATAGCTTTCAGACCGTATTCAAAATCAATCCGGGATTTTTCTACTTGGACTCTGGCGACACGCCACTGATACTCACAGCACCGGCCACGCTTACTAATCTAGGCACCATGTACTCGGAGCCTTACATCAAGATAACAGGCACCGGAGATGTGGATCTAACCATAGGCAGCACAACATACTCGTTTACCGCCATCGATGGATACATTGAGGTGGATAGCGAGCTCATGTATGTCTACAAGGATACAGTCAATGCCGGTGATAAGATGGTCGGAGACTTCCCGGTATTTAACATCGGAGACAATGCAATATCATGGACCGGAACTGTCACGGAGGTGCGGATAATACCGCGATGGAGGGAGTTATAAATGATTAGACGATACGACCGAGGCGAAACGGTCTGGAATCATAACAAATACGTACTCTCTCCCTCTGTAGCTACAGTGACGGAGGTCGCTAATGGTCAGTTTGAACTGGAGCTTGAGATACCATCAAGCCAGCAAACATACCAGGGCGATGTTATCACAGCACCGACACCAAGAGGCTTACAGCCTTTTAGAGTTTACAGGACCGTAAAAACACTGGCCGGTAAGAAGGTTTATGCCAGGCACATATTTTATGACCTGGCTAAAAACTTTTTGGTTGATGTCAGGCCCACAGATAAAACATGTGCACTGGCACTACAGACAATATTAGCAGGCACAGAGACCGCCACAAGCTTTACAGGAGCTTCGGATATTGCGGACATACATACAGCCTACTATATCAGGAAAAACCCTGTAGAGGCTATCATGGGCGCAGACAATAGCATCCTTGCAACATGGGGTGGTTATCTCGTGAGAGATGGACTTTCAATCACAGTCAAGGGTGCCGGCACTGATCGAGGCTTTGACATCAGACTTGGTAAAAATCTAATAGGCATCGAGGATGACAGCGATGAGAGCAATCTTGTCACCAGGCTGTATCCCACGGCGGTAATTGACAATGTGGTCTACGCACTCCCTGAGGAATACGTAGACAGCCCACTTATCGCCAATTACCCTATGGAGTACTACAAGACAGTTGAGGTGGCTCTTACAGACGAACAGAGGGCATTACCGATAGCAGACATATACACAATCATGCGCAATTACTGCAACAGCCTGTACAGTGTTAGCAACATTGACAAGCCTATAGCCAATTACAAAGTTGACTTTGTCCAGCTTGCTAATGTAGCACGTATCCAGCAGGATGTGCTTTACAACCACGATGGACTGTCACAGATGGAACACGACACCATAGCAACACTGTCATACAACGAGCTGGGGACAGTAACATCGGTAAGTACGTTTATCGACTTGCTAGAGCAACTGGACCTGTACGACGTTGTACACGTCAACGTGAGCAATCTGGGTATCAACCTGGATGCGCAGGTAATCAAATACACATACGATGCAATAGGCGAGAGATTTAAGTCAATCGAGATCGGAGCATTTAACAGCACGGCAGCATACCAGACATCCAACATAATCAGGCAGCTCGAGAGTAAGATAGCCAATACCAAGACCTCACTGCAGATTGCTATAGACTATGCCACAGAGCTTATAAGCGGTAACAAGGGCGGTTATGTAATCACCAGGAAGAATCCAGATGGGACACCATACGAGATACTGGTTATGGATACCGCGGATATAAATACAGCGACTAATGTAATCAGGATCAATCAGGACGGCATAGGATAACGCATCGTTTATCACTGTGGGTGAGCTGGACGCTGCAGTTATAAAGACAGGGACCATTGAGGCAGACAAGCTCCATATCGACGTACAGACCAGCATAACAAGCAAGGTA